ACCAGCTCCAACCCAACCAGAAACCACAGATGGACCATCAACAGCTTCAAACTGCTGGAGTTTTGCCTCTAATATGTCATCTGCATCAGCGTACACGGTTTCATTATTAGGTTTTCTTCTAGCTTGATTTAGATCATAAAAATATTGCTCAAATATTTCTAGCTGAGCTTGATTAGCAAATAAATTAAACTCTTGAGGTGTTATGTATCCTCTCTGCTCTTTACTAGCGAAGTTTAATACTTTTTGATATACCGTGTCTATGCTTATCATAATTTATCTTATTTGTTATAGGGAAACAATTTATTTAGAGTATCCTTTCTTTTAGCACAACCACAGTCTTTATTTACAGCCTTGCTAACCGTGTCTACAACTTTTTTTATTCCTGTTGCTTTTGTGATTTTCTCTATTGAATCGCCTAGTCCTTTTGATTTTTTTTCCATAAAATTAAATTTTAATAAATGGTCGCCCCGAAGGGCAACCATATTATCTTGTTATTGATTTAATCTTTTCTCTATATTAGAGTAGATTTCCATACCTTCATCAGTTTTAAACCAAGCGGCTAAAGCTGAATAAGGATGTTCGTCAAATGGAACGTTCATTAGCTTCCTATTGTTTGACGCCCATGAAAAAGTTCTCTGATCAGAAGAGAGTGTTAGTATACCCATCTCTGTAGCTTTAATACCAAAGTTTCTTAATATTACATTTTCATCATCAGCCAACTCTAAGAACAACAAAGGGTTTGACTTAGCAAATATAAGTAAATCTCTTTTAAGCTCCTTAGAACTCATCTTTGATACCTTAGAACCATTCTCCACACGCATAACTGCTTCAGCCATATCAATATCCATATTTCTAGCTGCTACTAGAGCGTCTGTTTCTAGTTCTAACCACTCCATTTGATCTGCAGCTTCTTTAGCTGGTTTGTACTCTGAGTAAAGTTTGTCTTTTTGCGGATGGTAAATTGAAAGAAGTTTTTGCAAAGTTTGCTTGTTTCTAGGTACGTGAAGAGCTCCATTTCTAAATATAATGTGAGCCAACCTTTGGTCTCCTTTCATTTCATCAACAAATGATGTTTTTTGATTTTCACAATACTTTAACTCTCTTTCATATCCTAAATCTTCGTCAAAGTAATATATTCCAGCAGACTTAACCATGTATGATAGTGGCCTGCGTTTTCTTGTTAGGTAATAAACTCTATCTTTTATTTCCCATGTATTTTTTGGTGTTGGTAATGGTTTTTCCATAACCGGTGTTTCAACTTCTTTAAAGTCTTTTTCTATTAAAGGTTCTACAACCTTTTCTGTTTTTTGTTTTTTTGCCATAATATAATATATAATAAAATTAATAAAAATAAAGGGACTGGGAAATTAATCCCAGTCTCTTTAAAATAATTGTGCTTACTTCATTAACATGAAATTGTTAGCACCTTGTGTAATCAAACATCTTTCAGATAACATGTGAATTTCCATTGCATCTAAAGCAGACGTAGCAGCTCCAACTGAACCAGTAACCCAAGTTTTGAATTTTCTGTTATCTGTTTGAGAAGCTCTATACCTAACGTGTAAGAAAGGACGTTTTAGGTTTTTACCTAACATTTGGTCATAAACCGTAGAAGTACCAGCAGGTACCATTACCCCTCTAATAGCATCAGAACCAGCAGCAGTATTAATACCACCTCTAGTAGCTTTGTCATTTAAGTATCTAAAGTCAGACTTGTAGAAATCGTAAGATCCACGTCTAAAACCAGAGAAACCTAAGTTAAGCGCCATGTCTTCAGAGTTATCAAATACCCCGTAAGAAGTACCACCAGCTCCGTAAGAATTCATTGAAGCTAGCATGTCATCCATTGCTAACGAAGTAGCTCTGTTTACAAACATCATGTTTTCTTCAATAGCACCTTGCTTGTCAAACTCAGCCAAGATAGCATCAAATTCAGCTAAATCAGTAGCAGCAGTAATCCCAGTGATACCAGTAGTAACGTTACCTCTTTGCTCAATTTCATAAAACAAACCTTTAGTACCAGCTTGTGTTTCTGTAGCATAGCCTAATTCACCATCAACATTAGTTGAGTTAGAACCTGGGATAGCTTCAAGCATTGTCATCTCCAAGTGGTCGTTAAAACGAGCTCTTGTATCAGCTTCAGCTTTTAAGTACCATAAGTAACCCGCTGTACCGTCTTCAGAAGCAACTTCTACCCAACCAACTCTTGAAGCATCAGAACCTGAAACTTGGTAGTTATCTTTCATGATAACTGGTTTGTTAGAGAAACTTTTGAAAGTAGGCTCGTTAGATCCTTTAGTAGTTAAACCATCATAGTTATCACCTTTCTTGTATTCAGAACCAATAACTAGTAATGTACATGCGCTAGCAGTTTCAACGTGTCCTGTTAAAACATCTTCGTCATAAGCTCTAAGACCTATGTCAGCACCGTCAACAGCTACAACCATACATCTAGAAACTTTTCCAGCTGTTGCTATTAATACGATATCGTGATTTCTAACACCGTGCTCAGTGGTAGTAAATCCATCACCAGCAATGTTACCGTCAATATCAGATATAACAGTAAACTTACCTTTTGCTCCAGATGAAGATACGTTACCATTCATATCTAACGTACCTATCATTGAAATGTGTAATCTTGATTGTTCAGACCATACTACTTGATCAGCAGTCATAGCCTCTTCAGCCCCTACTTGTGCAAGAAATCCTGATATAGTTCTTGGTCCGAAAACCTCAGCTTCTTGCTCCATAAGATCTGGTAGATATTGTTGCGCCCAGCCTTGATTTGCTGTAGACGCTAAGTCTAGATAGTTTGATGATAGTGCTTGTTGCTGTGAGCTTGGCACACTATTTAAACTACCTCCTCCTGTAATTGCCATAATTTATTTTTTTTAAATTGTTATTTGTTTTTATTCTTAATTTTAAACTTAAAATCAGAAGAACTTTCGCCTAAAACTCTTACTTTAACACCTCCAGCCTCAACAACCCCATGACTTTGTCTTGGGTTCATGCTAACATTTTTCCCTTTAGCAATACTATTTTTAATAGCATCGGCTTTACCTTGTTCGTAAAAGTGTTTTGCAACAGCATCTGCATTCATAGCTGTGTATAAAGATTTGTGATAACCCTTAGGGTCTATTAAACTATTTTTTTTATCCAAAAACTTTTTGGTAAAATTGCTTATATCACTTTGAGACTCTTTAACATCATCAACATTGTTTACGTTAAATCTGTACTTCTTATCACCAACATTATATTCAAAACCTTTGAATTTGTCGTTAAAAACAGAATCTGACTGTTTTATAAAAGAATTACGTTGATTTTCAGCTGTCTTTTTAATTACTTCTGACTCTTCATTGTGTCTATTAAAAAAATCAATAGCTTTTTGTTGGTCTTCAGTTAACTTAGACCCAGCTTTAATTTCCTTATAGTATTTAGACTTTCGCCCGTCTAAGTGGCTTTTAGCGTTGGCAACTTGCTCTTTTAACGCTAGTTTTTTTCTTTTAATATCTATTTCCTCATCAACTTCTTCGTCATAAGCAAAAGAATCATTCATTAAAAAAGTGATCTCTTCGTTATCTAAATGAGGTTTTGTTTGTTTGTAAAACTCGTAAAGTAGATTTCTATCGTCTAGTTTGCTGTAATCTTGATTAAGCTTAACGTAGTCAGCTAAATCTCCACCAGTATCTTCCATAAAGTCTATTAACTTTTGAACGTTCTCTGGTAATGGTTTTCCAGTTTCAAGGTTTTCTTTAATAGCTTCCTCTGCTTCTGTTGCTATTTCCTCTACTTCACCATTGTTAGCTACAGCTTCTTCGTCTTCAGTAATTTCTTCTAATACTGGAGCTTCTTGTGTTTCAGCTTCCGGTTGTACTTCTTCTTGTTCTTGTGTGGGCTCGGCATCTTCAAGCTCTGCAGCCACTCCGCTGTCGTTAGCGTTATCTTCTTTAACTTCATCTTGTTTTGGTTCTGGTGGTTTGCTTAAATCTACTTTAATAATACTGTCGTCTCCAGCAGATTCAAATTTACTTTCTTCAACTTTTTCAGTTGTTTCTTGTGTAGTCTCTTCAACTACTTTTTCATTTTCTTCTTCCATAATATAATATAATAATAATTAATAAACTTATCTAGGGTCAAAGCTTCCTAAATCAAAATCCCCATCTAATATATCATTACCTGCTGACTCAAAGTTTTTAGGTGGTTTACCTGCTTTTCTTTGATCTATTAGTTGTGATTGCTGCGAAGCTTGTATTCTAGTTCTTTCGTCTTTACGATCTTCTTTTTGAGTTTCTTTTGTTTTTGCGTTTTCAAGCTCCATGCCTTTTAATTGCATGTTGTATTGGAACTCTAGAGCCATTAACTCTTTTTTCATCATAACCTCTTGCATCATTTTTTGTGAACCAATCTGTGCTTTTATTTGCTCTAACTGCGCTTGACTTTCTGTTAAAGCTTGGTTCTTTTGAACCTCACTCTGCGCTGCTGCCTGAGCTGCTTGTTGGTTTACTTGACTTTGCATCTGCATGTTTTGTTGCTGCAGGGCTTGATCTTTGTCTAGCTTTTTCTTTCTACGTAGTTTTAAAAGTTGATTTGCTAACTTTACGTTTTTTATTTCCCTTACATCTATAGCGTCAGCAAGTTCAATTATCTGTTGTTGCAAAGCCATTTGTATATTATTTTCAAGCATCGCTTTCTCTTCTTCATCTGGTTGCAAGTCAATAAATATTCCAAAGTCATAAAGATGTAAATCTTTTATTTCTTCTAAAACTGCCGCATTATGAACACCTATAGATTGTATAAAAGCTTCTTTTGTTGGAGAATACTCTATAATATCAGATATTCTAAGAGATAAGCACTCTGCAACCTCAGCTGTTAAAAATAAACCAGACTGTAGTATATGCCTAGTTGCTGTGTTTGAATTTGCTGCAGCCATTTTTTGAACACCAACCAAAGCATTTTTATCTGGCATACTACCGTCTCTTGCTTCGTTAAGACCAGTTACATCTCTTATCATTTGCAGATAGTAATTATAATTACCAATAAGAGCTTGCATTTTGTTTCCACCAGATCCAGATGTTATTTCTTGAATAGGAACTTTACCTGGGTTCATATCACCCTCAGATGTAAACGATCTACCTATAACAGATCCTGTTTGAAAAAACATGTTTAAAGCTTCTTGTGGATTATAATTTGTTCCATTACCTAAATCAACCTCAGCTAAACCATCAGCATCTAAATAAACACCATCAGGAACCATTCTTGATAACACCTGTTGTAGTTTTAAATGTGTTAATTGAATCATGTCAGCAAAACCAGTTATTTTCTTAACTAACGAGTCGATTTTACCATTGTACATTCTAGGCGCAACTATCGCGTAATTCATTTTAACTTTAGTAAAGTTACTTTTTGGACGCATCATGTTTTTTGCCATTTCCCACTTAAGTAGTTTTTCAGTACCTAAAATCATAGCGCCCTCGTAAAGACATTCTATAGACCTTATCATTTTACCATAACCACCCTCTTTATCTTGTGGTGGGTTGTATTGATCGTCTCTAGGTATTATTTTGTCAGAACCGGTAGCTGTTTGTTTAGTTTTATAAACCTCGTTCATGTAAGTTTTATAGTTGAAGTAAAGAACTTGAATTGTGTTTTTATCTTCTTTATCAACCCCGTACTTAGAGTTATAATGAGATCTATTGTAAGATTTTCTCTCCATTATATCGTTAAGGTCTGACTCGTTTAAATGTGGAAACTGTTTAGCTAGTTCGTTTACGGGTATTGATTTTATTTCTCCTACATAGTATATGTCTTCAAAGTAAGGTGAATCAGTGTAAGAGTAAACAAGGTTTGCTGGATCAACATAATCAACAACAACCCCCTCAGAAGTGTTAAAGCTTGTTTTTACAGCGCCAATACCTAAAACAGTTAGGTCGTAGTAAAACTGCTTTTTTGTTAGCTCATACCTGTTGCCCTCTAGTAATGTGTTTATAGCTTGTTCTTCCGCCACCTCAACAGACTGCTTGTAAGTAAGCTGCATGTGTAATTCTAACTCCTCATTAGTTTCTGGAAGCTCATCAATCTTGCTTTTTCTAACATCTAAGTTTAACTGATCTTGAACAGTAGCGTTAAACTCTTTCAACCTCATATCTTTAAGTATATTTTCCATATACTCAGTTCTTTTATTAACACCAATAGCGTCTTGAGAGTAAGCCTTTACATCATAGGTTCTTTCTGCTATACCATTAACAACTATATCCACAAATTTAGAAATAATTGGAACAGGCTTCCAATCTAAATTAAGATAAGATAAATCACCGTTTATAGATAGTTCATCTTTGTATTTTTGAATAGACTGCTCTCCTCTAGCGTATAATCTAAGGTTGTGAAAGTTGTTTTTATTATTGTTATATTTACTTGAACTTCTATCGTTATTAAACCACTCCTGAGATATAGCTTTACCAACTTTTAGACCATAGTCGTAACTTAGCTTTTCAGCATCGCTAACTGTTTGACTTGGGAAATAATTTTTCATGCCAGACTCTGCCATATTTATTATTTAATTATTTGTGAATTAGTTCCAGTATTACTATACTTTTT